GCAAAGCAAATGATGAAGGAGCAACACGAAGAAACTTGGTTTAGTAGTAGAGTAGAAGATATGGGTGATGAATTTAAGGTGGAGCAAAAGTCATTTGAGGACTACTATAACGAAACTTACGGAGGTAACAATGAGTAAACAAACTGCGGTTGAATGGTATGCAAATGCCTCACATGAATTAATTGTAAAAAAGAACAACGGTGAAATCACTAACACTGACTTCCTCATTATGCATCATAACTTGTTTTATGAAGCACAAAAAATGGAGAAGGAGCAGATGAAAGAAGCTGCTTTAGATAATGTTACTACCAATGAAAAATTAAGAAAAATATTTGAAATTCAATTTGAAGATTTTTTCAAAGAAACTTATGGAGGTCAAGATGAAAACTAAAACTGTAGAGAGACTAATGGCTGAGACACCTGAAGATGTTAAGAAACAAGTAAGTAGGTATGCAGATGGTTTAGTTATGGGTAAGTATCTAATGTGGGTATTAGCATTTATCTTACTACTAGATTGTGCTGCTACAATAGGTGTATACATATCTGTAAAGGATAAGCCTCTTGAGAGAGAGGACTACCAAATGTTTAAAGCTGTTAAGATACCGGAGGATACCGTTTGGGTAGACCCGATAACTGTAGGCACAACAACTGACCCTGAAAACTTATGAGTACTAAAGAAGTATTAGAAGATCTTATTAAGCAAATGGAACATCTACGTGGTAATAAGACTGTGCCTTATCTTAACCCTTATAAAGGTATAGATGACTGTATAGATATTATGTATAAAAAGATTAAAACCCTTAAAGAATGAAGACTGAATACACTAATCGGTATGGTGATGTAATTACCTTTGAGAAGAAGGATAATGTAATAGAGATGACCGGGTTTACCGAGCACTACCGTGTAGGTGGATGGCCAGGTGAAACGGAGATGCCTAACTTTAAGTTCTCTATGATAGACCCTAGTGGTGGACCTTACATTACTGCACAAGCGGAATGGCATGGTGAGGAACCAAGTGGTACAGACATGGGGTCTTTCCTACCAGAGTGGGCAGGTCTCAAGATAGAGTATATTACAGTAGATGAAGGATTAGCTAAATTACATTTATGTCAGTAGAACACAAGGACTTAGACAGAATCAAGATAGCTAATCTTGTAATATGGTTACAGATGGCTGTATTTGCAGCAGATGAGACTATGCATATCACGTGGTTTAATAGGCATAAGACAAAGAATGTCTTGAATAACTTTAATGATATCGTGGTTAAAGAACACGGTCCATTACTGAAAGCATTCTGGGATATCCCTGACCAGATAGACATGGTAGAGATGTCAAATAGATTGAGTAAGTTTGCAGAGCTCATAACAGATATGGATTTTCTGGAGATGCAAGAGAGTATTGAATTATTAGAAAACTATTTAAAAGAAAAAAGAAATGGAAACATTTGATGCGTGTGTATTTGTATTTACTGGTTTAACTACTGGTATGGCTATAGGTTTAGCCATTAGAAATAAGAAGACTAGTAATCTTCAAGATGAATTAGACTATCTAGAGAATAAGTACAAAAATTTGATAGATGATTATACTGAAGGTGTTATTGAAAATCACAATCTACAGTGTGTTATTGAAAATCACAGACTACAGTTTGAGAAGTATTTAAAACCTATTACTCCTGTTAAGAAAGAGGTTGTAGTTAAGAAGAAAGTAGGAAGACCTAAAGGAAGTACTAATAAACCTAAAGCAAATGGCAAACCAACTACCCGTAAGTATACGCGCAAAAGTAGTAAATAAGAACCTAGAGATAGATCCCTTAGGGTCTGCTAAGCTCGGGTTGTTTATCAAGGGCCTTGATGATGGTGATGTTGTTACTATCACGTACGAAGTCCAGACAGCCGATCACAGTTATGCGCAGTTAAGCAAACTCCATAAGTGTATTAGAGAGCTGGCTACGTTTACTGGAGATACCTTTGAGGATATGAAACTTCAAGTTAAGTTACGTGCAGGTCTATGTACTGACGATAGCTGTAAGTCATTTTCAGATTGCAGTAAAGAAGAGTTATCTATGGCTATACAAGCAGCTATAGAGATAGGAGATCTAGTAGATTTTAGTCTTCACTGACTTTAACACGGTCTCCTGTTTCTCTGTCTATATCGACAATTTCAAGATGGCCTTGCTTACGAGCAGAATCTTCACAAAGTGCTAAGAAAGACATCAGAGTAGTAGTATGGTAACTAAAGTCATCATCCTCCTTTTTATCTGCTATATTCTTAAGTACTTCCTGGAAGTGCTCCTCATCTCTAAATGGTATGAAGTCTAAAAGAAACTGATTAAATCTTTCTACGTAAGTTACAGGTAACTCGAGTTTGATTATTGTATCAGGTTTGAATATCTCAACCTTAAGAGGTTCTTTTTTTTCGTTTTCAGCCATTGGTTTAAAATTATTAACAAATATAGTATGGAAGAAGTTAATTTACAAGAAGTTAAAGATAAGCTTTATGAAAAGCTTAAGGAAAATGGTTGGGGTCCCCAACTTATTAATTTTATTATGGCATCAGACTTCGACGATATCCTGTCCTTCCTACTACGTGAGGCCCAAGATGGTAAAAGATTTACTCCAAAGATTAAACATTTATTTAAAGCGTTTGAGGTTTGTCCATTTGATAAAGTTAACGTAGTTATTATAGGGCAAGATCCTTATCCTCAGATTAATGTAGCAGATGGCATAGCCTTTAGTTGCAGTAACTTTGGTAAGGTAGAAAAGTCTTTAGACTATATGTTTAAATCTATAGGTAAGACTACAGGTTCTATTAATAACGACCCGGATCTAAGTCGTTGGGCTGATCAAGGAATTCTATTATTAAATAGTGCACTTACTACTACAATTGGTAAACCAGGTACGCATCAGCTACTATGGAAACCTTTCATGGCATATGTGCTAGATTATTTAGTTTGGAATAAGCCTAATTTAATCTATGTATTTATGGGTAAGAAGGCTCAAGACTTTGCTGATTTAATTCCTGATAACAATTATAAGATTATGGTATCGCATCCTGCGAGTGCTGCTTATAACGAACAGCCGGAGTGGGATTGTGAAGACATGTGGAATAAGATTAATAAATACTTAGAACAAAGTGAGAGACCCACAATTTCCTGGTAGAATAAAGGTCAAGACAATTGTTGACCCAAGATTTGGAGAAGTTTATTTTGAGGTAGAAGCCTCTAAAAGAAGTACAGTTAAAAACAAATGTCTATATGATGCGCTATCAGACTTTGGTATTGAGCTCGAGAGAGCTAAGCACATCGTAAAGGATGTAGCAATATCGATTAACACTGGTAAGTTTTATCATATAGAAGAAACAGATTACGTAAAATATGGCAGAGAGAGACGTCAAGAAATTGAGGGGGGAGATCCGGCAGGATTTAGCCCAGTTGAACTATGATCTTAACCTAGTAATAGGTAAGTTCTTTACTGGTGTTCAAAAGAGTTTAGTTAAGTACGATAAGTACATAGGTAGTAGTCACGCCTTGGTGCCCGGTATTAATGACTTTAAAGTTGTTGTAGATCTTGCAGAGGAAATGTATCCTGAAGATGCACCATTTACTAAAAACATGAAGTTCCGTGGCCAACAAGTTATTATTATTCGACAGTGCTGTTACCTAATAGGTAGTGAATTAGGTCTAACTTATTCACATATGGTACGAGTTGTTAACAGTATGCATGAGGAAAAGGTTACACATCATTCGACTATGTTACACGGTAGTAATAAGACTAAGAGCGCTTTACAGATTAAAGACAAGAAAGTTTTACCTATATGGAGTAATATAATGGCTGCGATGCAAGAGAAGGGAATCACAAAAACATTTGTATCTTTAGATACTGATTCAATATGAAAGACTTCTTTGATTACCTAGCAGAAAACAAGATAACTCCTAATGGTTTCTATGTTTTATGGGGCATTGCTAATAAGGTAAGGCCTGCTGTTATTAATGTACATACCGAGTTAAGATTACTCGCTGACTTAAATCTTATAGAAGATGCTAAGAAAGGTATACTTACTGACGCAGGCAATAAAATTATTGATGATGCTACAGCAGTATTCGGTAACATGAGAGCTTCTGTTAAGACTATTGTGGTTACTGATGATGATCTAGTAGTCCAGTATCTTGAGATGTTTCCTAAAGGTAAATTACCTAGTGGTAAAGCAGCAAGACTACCTAAGAATGATTTGAAGAAAAGCTTCGAATGGTTCTTTAAGAATTATGATTACAGTTGGGATACTATACTGAAAGCTACTGCTTATTACGTTGACTCGTATGAGCAGAATAAGTATATGTACATGAAGAACTCGCAATACTTTATTCGTAAACAGAGTATAGATAAAACTTGGGACTCTGAACTCGCATCCTTCTGTGAGATAATACTAAATGGTGGTTATAAAGATGACGATAACTACATAAAAGAAAGAGTTGTATGAAAGAGATTAGTAAGTTCGAAAGGATTATATTTAAGACTATGCTCGGTCTAGGACTATCTGTTATTTGTTGGTTACTTATCGACACGTTTCTAACAGATATTTCCTATGCTTGTTCATTAGTTTTAGGACTTATATTTTTTATTTCGATAAGAATTTATAACTTTACTGTCCGAAAAGCCTTAGGGTCTATTAGGGCTTAATTACCAATTACATGTCAGAAATCGCTAAGCCCTGGAAGGGGCAGAAAGATGGCTTTGTCCAAGCTCTACATTATATGAAGGGTAGGAAGGAAGGTGTTATAAAAAGCATCAAGACTCCCTGGGATAAGTTTAATGATGCGGGTACTGACGGTATAGAATGGAACACATTAACAGTGATCGCAGGTAGGTCAGGCGCAGGTAAAACTCTGGTTAAAGACAATATCATTAACAGTGCATTCGTCCTGAATAAGGGGGAAAACTTTAGAGTTTTAGAATTTCAATTCGAAATGATTGGCCGTGTTACCGCCTTAAGAGAATTCTCTAGTGTCGTTGGTAAGTCGTACAAATATCTGTGTAGCGCTAATGGGCAGTTAGCCGATGCAGATTTACAAGCATGCTATGATTATGCAAAACAGAGAGTAGGATATCCTATAGATGTTGTCGAGAAACCGAGAACAGTATTGGAGATGAGGTCTATTATCGATATGTATATGGAAGAACACATGAACCGTGAGGGGGAGTTTCCTACATATACTAATACGATTGTAACACTTGATCACTCCTATCTTGTTAAGCTGGCACCGTTTGAGAAAGATAAACATGAGATGCTCTACAACTTAGCAGAGATGCTTACCGAGCTAAAGAGAAAGTATCCTGTTTCCTTTATCATACTAAGTCAACTTAATAGAAACATCGATAGCCAAGAAAGAAATGAAGATGGTAGAGCTGGAAACTACATCCTTACTTCAGATCTGATGGGCGCCGATGCATTATTGCAGCATTCGGATATACTTGTTGGTCTTAACAGACCGGGATATTTTAAGGTTCGCTACTATGGTCCCGACAGGTATATTATTAATGATGAAAACATTATGGTAATGCACTTCCTTAAATGTAGGAATGGTGATACTAGGATGAGTTTCTTTAAATGCGAATTCGAAAAGATGAGGGTAGTAGAAATACCTGCTCCTCCTACACAAGAAAAACGAATTAATACAAGGTAAAAAATGGCTATTAAAACCACAGAAAAGTTAGACAGAAGAGCTCGTACTAAAGAGCTCCGAGAATTTCACCAAGAAGTTTTTGAAAAGTTAGGTATACCTGATGCGGTATATGTTCCTACGTTAGCCTACAAACCGATTGGTAAAGACAGCAAGCACATTGCTTTATTTCCAAGTCAGTTAAAGATGAAACAAGATCTTTATTTAGAGTTCGTAAGTCGTGAGATGGAATGCGAAGATGCAAACAGAACTCTTTATAAGTGGAAGTATAATCCTTTCTTTGCAGATGAATACGAGTCAATCGAAAGTGAGCTCGAAGGAATCAGCGAAAGATATCTAGTACCTGTTGCTGAATTAAGTAAGGTAGAGATTGCAGTAGAGGAAACTTCTAAGATGAAGCAGTTTCTTTTATCTTTTGATGGCTTCGATGACATAATGGATCCTGATCAGGATGCACCATTAGATCAGATGACTATTAGAGATTTAGCCGCTATCATGTTGAAGCAACCTGTTAGCAAGAAGAAATGGTTAAACGATTTAATAAAGTAACATGGAAATTAAGTTGCCTACAAGTAAGGTTCCTGCGACTAGTAAAAGTCCTAAGAACCTGGTTATTTTTAGTAAACCAAAGGCCGGTAAAACAACCGTGCTTTCACAGTTAGAAAACTGTTTGATCTTAGATCTTGAAAGCGGTAGCGATTACGTTGCTGCTATTAAGATGAAGGCAACATCTTTTGACGAAATAAAAGCAATTGGTAAAGCAATCAAAGATGCAGGGAATCCATACGATTATATCGCTATTGATACTATTACAGCATTAGAAGATATGTGTTTACCTTATGCTGAAGAACTTTACACACGGACTCCGATGGGTAAAAGTTGGCCAACCGAAGGGAAGGCTAAATATGGTAGCATTCTTAACCTACCAAATGGTGCAGGATATCCCTGGTTAAGGGAGGCATTCGTAAAAGTTATTGATTACATCAAGACTTGGGCACCGAGAACTATACTTGTAGGTCACGTTAAGGATACTCTACTGGAGAAGAATGGATCGAACTTTAATTCGCTAGACTTAGCGTTGACAGGTAAGCTTAAACTAATTACAACATCTAATTCAGATGCGATTGGTTATCTATTCCGTAGAGGTAGTAAGAACATACTAAGTTTTAAAACCACTGATGAGATATCATGTGGCGCAAGACCTGAGCATTTACGTAATCAAGAGATTGAACTCTCTGATCTTGTTGATAATCAGGTAGTAGTAAACTGGGATAAAATATTCATAGATTAATAATTAAAAAATGATTAGTACAAAAAACATCGACTCGGGCAGCGGCGGAAGCTCTGTTCCAAAAACATTGGCGCCGGGCGTCCATACGTTTAAGATTAACAGTATCGTCTTAGACGAGGTACCTTACAAGAAAGGTGCTTATAATATGAACCTTAACGTAGAAGGTCCTGATATGGGAGAGGATTTCGAAGGTTTCTTTATCGACAAGGATGATCCTACACAGGGTCGTTACAAAGGTCAGGTAGGTCGCGTTCGTTTCTCAGAATTCCCTTATGCTGATGGCGAAACTAAATCAGGTATTATTATTAAACGTGATGATGAGATCCTGAAAGCTGTTAACAATATCTGTAAGGCTTTGAGCATGCAGTCTTGGTTAGAAAGCCAAGATAATAAACATGATACTATTCAGTCTCTAGTAAGTCAGCTTAATGCTGATAAGCCGTTTACTGGTAAGTATTTACGCGCTTGTGTAGCAGGCCGTGAATATCAAAACAAGCAAGGTTATACTAACCATGATTTGTATTTACCAAAGTGGTCTAAGGAAGGTCTAGCTTACGAGTCAGCAGATGTTGAAGAAGCGTTGAGCAAGGTAGTTAAGTTTAACAATGATGTTCACATCAAGAAGAGCAAGACTGATACGGTTCAATCGTTTGGAGATGCAACTCCTACTACAAGTAATGTAGCAGGCGACTTCGAATTATAAATAAAATTACCAAGGGGGAGTAGAAATATTCCCCCTTAATTTTACTGTTATGATTAGTACTAGATTTTTGATATCCGACATAGCGGATGTACCTGCAGTATGGGCATTCGAGTTTTATTGTAGATTAGAGGAGAAGTTAACTGGTCAAACTGTAAAGATTAAATCTTTGTTCAATCCTGAAGAACGTACTCCGAGTTTCTGTATTTATTATAATGATTCCGGTTATCGATATAAAGATTTTTCTACTGGTAACGGTGGTAATCATGTGAGCTTAGTATCTAAGATGTTTAATCTAGAATACTACGAGTCCATAAGAAAGATAACCGAAGACTATAATGAATTCCTACTGAAGAACGACGGAGAATATTCCGTAAGTGCATTTAAGAAACAGGCATCCTATAAAGTATCTGATTACTCTGCTAGACAGTGGACTAATTTAGACGCCGAGTTCTGGTCAAGGTATGGAATAGATTCTGATACCCTTACAGAATACAATGTAGTTCCATTAGAATTCTACAAGATGGAGAAAGATGATGAAGGACTGGTAGATGAGCTGACTATTAAAGGTCACTATATATATGGTTATACAAGGTCAGATGGACAGATCTATAAAGTCTATCAGCCTAAAGTAAAGGAGCATAAGTTTTTAAAAGTAAAGAATTATGTACAGGGTACTGACCAATTAACATTTGACGTACCTAATCTTGTTATCTGTAGTTCTCTTAAGGATGCAATGTGTCTCAAGAAGTTTGGATACAACCTGGAAGTTGTGGCACCAGACAGTGAGAATACAGCAATCCGTAAAGAGGTAATAGACATATACAAGGTTAAGTATAAATCTATATGTACTCTATTTGATAATGATGAAGCCGGTATCAAAGCAATGAAGAAGTATAAGGATAACTTTGGTTTTCCGGGGATACATCTGAAGCTCGAGAAGGATTTGTCAGACTCTGTTAAAGTATACGGTAGAGAAAAGGTAAGAACATTCTTACACCCCTTATTAAAAGAAGCATTAAAAAAATAAAATTATGGATGAAGAGAATTTAAAATCAGCATATAATATTTTACGGAATTCAACATATGGATCTATGCATGATTCAATACCTACACCTACCTATTATAATAATGATTACGAGAAGTTACTTGATCAGATTAGTCCTCTTTGTTTACCAGATCAAGCAGATAAGGTAATAGTTAAAATGCTTGACGTCATTAAAGGTTATGATGCTGATGAGACTCATCGTCACTTAACTGATTTACTAATGCAAATGGCTAGAAAACATGTGGGTTTATAACTTAAAAGAATTCACCGAGGACATGATTCCTGATGGTGCTGTAGGATTTGTATACCAGATGGATGTTATCCTAGATGGTGAACGCAAGTCCTACATAGGCAAGAAGAACTTCTTTGCGGATGTTAAGACAAAGCTTTCTAAGAAGGCTATGCCCACTGACAAACGCCTGAAGTCCTACAAGCGTGTAAGAAAAATTGTATATCAAAATTACTATAGTAGTAATGAGAAACTTAAGGCAGCTCATAAGGCAGGAGTAATAATCAAAAGGACTATCCTAAAGATATGTTACTCTAAGACAGAGCTCTCTTATCAAGAAGTTAAATACCAATTTATGTGCGAAGTACTGGAGAAAGACATCTGGTTAAACGCAAACATACTTGGTAGGTTCTATAAACAAAAGTAATATGGCAAGCTTAAAGACAGCAACCTTATTTGCAGCATTGAAAGATGCTGGTGTAACACATGTAGAAATTAGATATGATGGCGGAGGAGACTCTGGCCAGGTGGAAGATGTA